TTAACAAAATTCTGGGTTACTACCAGCAGTATATGACGCCAATTCAGGTGTACGGACCTGAGGCACTCAAGGCAAGATACGTTGTTCGAATCTACTCGCCTGATGAAATTATTCATGTTAAGATCAATAATACCGGCGCGGAGGTTCGCGGCCGTTCAACTTTAATGCCGGCGTTTGAGTACCTTAAAATGGTACGTGATTATCACATTGCCTCGGCTAACAAAGCCATCGCATCTGCTTGCCTTATCTTTGATTGGGCAGTTGAAGGCACGTCGAGTGACGTAACTTCCTTCGCTAACTCAATGCCTCCCGTAAACTATAAGAATCCCATCGCGTCAGTGTATCATAGCGCTAAAGCTAAACTTACTGCAGTATCGACGAGTGAAGCTCGTGGTCGTGATACCGCTCTTGAACAGTTGGTTAACGCCATCGCGGTTGCAACCGGCGTAGGTAAAGAATATCTAGGCGCATCGCTGAGTTCATCGCGTACGTCATCTCTTGTAGGCACAGAGCCAGCTACTAAACACTTTGAACAGCGGCAAGTAGTTCTTTCTGTTGGCATCTTCGAGCCTTTGATCAGCAAATGGATCGACGCTCAGATTTCAGCCGGACAAGTTTCTGAAACCCGTTTATCAACATCGCAGGATAAACTCAAGAATGCTGTTCACGCTACTAAAACAGGCGACTACGGCAAAGCAATTTCTCATCTGTATTCCATTCTAAACGGTAAGCAGGTAGAAGTTGACCTTGATCGAACTGTTAGTGTCACTTTCCCAGAAATTGTTAAGGGTGACATTACTCAGACTCTTCAAAACATCGGCTTCATGCAGGCGATGGGATGGTGGAGTCCAGAGAGAGCTGCAGCTCGTGCTACCTCTGAATGGGGTAACATTAAGAATTACGATTACATGGATGAGCAACAGTCTATCAAAACAATCGGTATTAAGCCGATCGCTGCAAGTCAGCAGCAAGCTATCATGGTAGACGAAGAACATCCTCCAGTAACTGCCGGTGGTTTTGGTAAACAACCGTCGCCTGCGCCTACGACTTCAGCAAATGATGACACGCACGCTAATACTCGTAACAATGTTGCTGGTGCTGGAGCATCCGCTATACGCGGTGCACTAGGTCGCGGTGCTAAGGAATCAGGAATTACTCGTACACTGTTTGGGAGAAAGAAATGACTGGCATTCAACGAAACTACGATGTTGTAAGTGGTACACCAGCCACAATTTATGATCCAACGGGTCAGACCGGCATGACTGTCGGCATTGTGAGTCTTATTCTCACGTGTTTAGGTGCCACGAAAGCAAATGCTACACTGACTGAGAATGGCATTGTGCGTAGTAGGTTTGTTGTGGGTGCTAGTTCTACTCAAGCCTTCCCTGGCATCAATGCTAAATTCTCTGGTCTTATCGCTATTTTATCTGATCAACCCATTAGTGTGGGAGTAACGCTCGATGCCCCAGGTTAGTCAAGTCTGCGGCAACTGCGGAGCTCGCTGGGAAGGCGAAAAAACTAAGTGCCCAAAGTGTGGTCAGACAACTAAGATTCGAGAAAGTTTTCTAGGATGAGCCAGTTTAAAGACACTCACTCTTTCTTTGAGGCTAGACACCTTAAAGTTGCCGAGTTGTTCGAGAGAAATGCATCTCTCACACCGGCTGTCTTAAACATGGCGGAAGGAATTCTTCGCGTCTGCGAAGATAAGGGCATATCGCCAGAAAACCTGGTGGTTGAGACCCGCATCGTTAGCGGTCAACGCATCGTTATCGATTTCAAATCAAAGGCTCAGGCCTTGGCAACTAGAAAGAAGGCTAGTTAATGCTGATGGAGACAGTCTCGGGATCTTCCCTCGGCGGTGTTCTTCGGGCGGTTGAAAGTCCCGTGCATCGTCTACTCAGACGCGGCATTAAGACTTTAAAGAAACCCGTACAGGAGAGCATATATACCGGCTATGCGAAGATTATCGAAGTCTCCGATGCCGGCGTGTCTTCTCCAACTGCTGAGGTTGTCCTTATTCAAGCAGGTCCTGGTAACCGTGGTCACATGCATTACTACACAAACGAGTTGCTGGAGAAATCTGTCAGCCTGTTCGAAGGTAAGCAGTGCTACCTTAACCATCCGACCCTAACAGAAATGAGAGAGCAACCTGCACGAGACTTAAAATATCTTGTCGGATTCTTCTCAGACCCAAAGATCGAGTATACTACAGTGACTGAAGCTGATGTGCCCGGCTTCCCTGTTGGTAGCAAACGAGCTCAAGTTACCGCGACATTTCACCCTGAAGAGGGTAATGTTGCAGTAATGTCGAAACTTCGTGAAGCTGCAAAATACAATTCAATGTATCCTGGTTCACCGGGATATCTTGGATGGTCGATCGTCGCCGGTGGAGAGTCAAAACCTCAAAAAATCGGCGAAGAAATGTACAAAGTCGTGACCGAGTTCACGGAAGTCGACAGTATCGATATGGTCACCCGCGCTGGTGCTGGTGGCAAACTCAAAACTCTAATGGAGGCAAGCGCTATGCGATTCGGTTTATTCGGACGTGCGCGTACTCAACCTGCCGATGGTAGTGGACTGCGGTCACAGCTTTCCACCCATGTGCTGGAGTCGCTCAAAGCAGTGGGCGTCAGTGGTACGGCTGCACAAAACAAGTTGATTGAAACTGCGATCAATGTTCTTCCCCGCGAATTGGCGACACCCGCATTCGTCATGCTCGCAGTCTCGGAAGCCGGCATCGACGTCCCCGAGGACCAGATTTCGGATCTCGAAAAGAAACTCGGCGTTGAAGAGAATGGTCAGATGGCCAAACTTCTCAATGACATCTACGAAGTAATGCCGAAGGGCATGAAAATGGAAGATGACACAGAAGAGGCTGAAAAAGTAGCCAAAGAAAAGGCTGCTAAGGAAGTTGCCGCTGCGTCGAAACCACAACCCGATCCCGACGTTACAGCAGAATCGAAAAAGAAAATGGAAGCTGCTCAAGCTGAGTCCGCGAAATACAAAGCTCTGTACGAAGCTGAAGTTCAGAAGAATACGGAAGGCATTCGCGAAACTCACGCCAAATCGCTTCTTGCAAAAGCTGACGATCTCACTGAAGGTCAGAAAAAGTTCGTCCTCGATCATCTTTTGGAAGTTGATGTCAAAGAACAGTCGACAGCAATTTCTAAATTCGCAGATGCATTCGGTACTGCGAAGCTCGGCGGTGCTCCGGCCCGTCGCATGCAAGAGTCTGGCACGAGCAAATCTATCTCCTTCAGTGCGTTGAAATAAGGAGGCACTGAAATATAATGCCACGTCAACCACAAAATCAACTGCGTAAACCGCAGTATGCGTTCGACCAAATCTCTGCTCTCCCGATCTCAGCCCTTGCAAAAGCGGTTGTGGTCACGAACGGCAATCCTCAAGCTCTTCCAGCTGCAGCTTTATATGAAGGCGATCTCGCGTACTTCATTCCTGCTGATGGCGTCTACACAATGCCCGCCGGCACTATGTCCCCGGCTATTATTACAGCGCTTAGAACGTTTCTCGGTGTCTCAGCCACCACCGCACCGACGCTGTACTGGTACGGTAAACTTCCCGATTCTGCGATCGTATACACGCATGGTTCGATTGTCGATCTCTTTATGACTGTCGGCGACACCTACCATGCCTTTGACGAAGTCACAATCGGTGCTGACGCTCAAACCATCACACTCGTGTCTAACTACGCACCAGCACTCGTAACGCCGACTGCATCAGGCACTGGCGCCACTATCCCAACTGCTAACCACGTCGCATCGCTCTCGTGGATCACTGCTGCTGGTGACGTCCCAAGCGCCGCTACTGCTCCGATCGCAGTCACACTTGGTCAAAATGTCGTCGTCGTGATTCCCGCTATTCCGGCATTTGCTTCAGGTGCGAAAGTCTATCTCGATGGCATGTTTGTTGGTATTGCGTACGTCGCCGGCAACTTCACCATCTCTGCCCCATCGACCACAGGTATCGCGCAGGCGACTACCAATGCACTGGCCATCGGTCACATCCTGCCGCAGGAATCCACCAGCCAGAACTTCATCACCGGTATTCCGGGTGTTGCGTCAGGAGCCGGCTCGTATATTCGAGTCGCGATCCGAGCGAAATATCCGAATAACGGCGCTCTCTAAGGGAGGGTCGAAAACTTGGAAAAGTCGAAAGCCATCGAGCTGCTTGAGGCCCTCCTCAAAGATGAGAAAGTCTCAGCACCCAATGGAGTGCAAGCCATTTTCGAATCGCAGAATGCAAACGTCGAGAAAGCTCGTCAAGACTGCATTCTTGAATGGGGAATTGACCCAGCTGAAAAAGGCATGGACATTGCTAATCCACGCTTCAGCGCAAAGAAATTCCTAGAGCAAGCTCAGTCGCATCTGAATATCACAGAAAACGTTTCGTACAGCTCACTAGCATCGGTTGTTCGACACGGAATTTCCAAGGTGATCACGAATCTTTATCAACGTCAGACGTTTGATTGGGCCAAGTTGGTTCAAGTTATTCCGTCGGACAGTTGGTCTGAATTCATGACCGCCATGTACGACACGGATATCCCGAAACGTGTCGGCATGAACGAAGAAGCTGATGAGTCGAAACTCATTGGTCGCAACTTCGAAATCACCAACTACGAATACGCTCGTATTCTGCGCGTTCCGAAAGCTTTGGTCAAGGACGACCAGACTGGACTGATCATGCAGAAAGCGACGCGGTTTGCACAGGGTATGGCGCTTCGCGAAATCAAAGAAGTCGTCAAACTCTATACATCCAAGTCAACGTGGACGACTGCCGGCAGCGGCGACGTCACGGGTCCGAACATCCGCAGCGGCTATAACAAGCTGACCAAGGTGCAGGATCCGACGGGCGAATACTACGTGATCGTGCCCAGCATGCTCTTCGTCGATTCAACTCGTGCGTTCAATGCAGATCAAATCGCGAATAGTGATTGGCAGACCGATCAACCCGACGGTGTATCCGGTAATACTGGTTACTTCCAGACGAAGAACGTTCTGAAAAATCGCTTCGATATCGTCGATCTGCCACATGTCACGGCACCCGACCTTTGCGCCGGCGGTATCACCACTGGAGCAGATGGCGTGTCGCCACGCTGGTATCTTTCCCAACCTGGTCTTGGCGTCTACTTCACGGACCGCGAACCACTCGCAGTCACGCAGGAAGATCCAATGTCAGGTAAATCGTGGTCAACACGATCGATTGCCTGGCAGCAAGAACGGCGCTTTGGCACTCTGTTGGTGGATGATTACGGCATTTACGCCGGGAACGGATAACTGAGACATGGCCGCTGATTTTCAGACATTTACAGATGAAACTGTTAGTCAGCGGCCTCGCTCTGGTTCAAAGAAAAAACCAGATAGACCGCGAGTCCAGCCGGTTAAAGACATTCTAACTATCACGCTTGAAGAACTTAGTGGTACAGATCAGTGGTACTACTCTGACAAACAGTTTGATAATTTTGTCGAGCCAAATGTGGTTCGCAATGGAGTTATTCTAGCTGATGGGCATCGATTTATATTTGATAGATTCTATCCTAATTGCAACGTACTGATGGATCTTATCACAATTGATACTCCTCAGCAGCGTGCAAAAATTGAATTAAAACTTTCTGCTTTACGATCGTTTAATCGCAAGTGTGTATCTACTGATAGGTATGGATACCTTCCGCTGGTTGCGTTTCATAAAGTTCAACGCTCTGCATTTGATCAACTGGTTAAGAAGCGAACAGTGTTTAGTTTGCCTCAACCAATCCCGCAAGCACAACTCTCTCGTGAGATTGGAATTGTGAAGTCATGGCTGTAGTTGTAGCTCAAGTTAGAACTAGAATTTCAGATCAGCCTTATGTGCAGCCATTTCCGCGTCTGTCACCTGAAATCATAGGTTTCGGAGATGGTTTATCTACTCAGTTCTACGTAGAAGCATTAATTCCTGTACCTAATACTATGATTGTATACACGCGTGCAGCTGGATCAAAAGCATGGATACAGACAACAGCTTATACGCTACCACAACCGAATCTAATACAGTTTAATGCTGCACCTTCTACAAATACAGATTTAGCTGCTAGATATCAAATCACAGCATTTCTAGATACTGAACTTAGTGATATGATCGTGCAAGCAGCGACTGAAGGTTTTACTGAAGACAATCAGGTGCTTAAATACTGTCAGTATACCGTTGCTAACATTCTAATGACAAATACTAGATTGATGAAAGTTCTGCACAGAGGTGATACATTCGATGACGTTGCTTCTCTGCATGCAGGCTACACTAGCTTTGCGAAACGTCTGCAAGAGGAACTTTACGGTAATCTTCGTCCAGGCATGAACATCCCTG